GATGACAAGCAAATTTTGCTTAAAGCCCCTTGTTGTCGCTATTTGCTTTATATAGTAGAAGAAAAGTAAGAGTTTTCTATATTTATATAGAGTAAAGCCCTATTTTAGGGGATTTGATTTAATTTTCTTATTTTTTAATAGGGGTAAAAAGTGGGTGTAAAAAAAGATAAAAAAAGAGGTTTTGTAAATTCTAAAAAATATGGAGCAAAAGTTAAGCTCTATTATTTAGAAGATGGAGATATAACCTATTATGTAACTTTTAAAGTTGCTGGAAAAAAGTTTATTAAACCTATTGGAAAAAAATCTAATGGTTGGAGCGAAAAGAGAGCTTTTGAGCAAAGAGCTAAGCTGATAGATAAGGTTAAGCTTGGAGAGGGGGTTTATGATAGTGTTATAAGAGTTGGGGAGTTGGCTACTCAGTATTTTGAGTGGGCGGAGATTCACAATCGCTCTTGGGAGAAAACTCTAAAAGTGTATGAAAAGCATTTTGCTGAGTTTGATAATAAGATAGTTAATAGCTTGGATGATAAAGATTTGATAAAGCTTCAGAAAAAGTTAAAAGATAAAAAATTGGCTGATAGCTATATTAATGATGTTGTGGGGATACTTACAAGAGTTATTAATTTTGGAGTTAAAAGGGGAATTATTGAAAAATCTCCTTTTAAAATGATTCAAAAGCTTAAAGTTGATAATAGTAGAGATAGATTTTTAACAAAAAGTGAGATAGAGAGGCTTTTAGAGGCTGTAAAAGATGATAGAGATTTGTATCTATTTATAATGCTTGCAATTAATACAGGTGCAAGAGTAAATAGTGTCTTAAATATCAAAAAAAGAGATGTTGATTTTGAGAATAAAAAAATAACTATAAAAGATATTAAAAGAGGAAAAACTTATACAATTCCTTTAAATAGTCGATTATATGAGGTGCTAAGAGAGGTGGAAACTGAGAGTTATATTGTAGGAAGTGGCTTAAAATGGAGTTATAGTAAGCTTTATAAAGAGCTAAATCCTGTTTTGAATAAACTTTTTAATGAGGGGCTTGATAAGGAGGAGAGAAAAAAGAAGATAGTAATTCACTCATTAAGGCATACTTTTGCAAGTCATTTAGCCCTAAACAATGCACCTCTTGATAAAATCAAGAATATGATGCATCATGCTGATATTAATATGACTCTTAAGTATGCTCACCTGCTCCCTGACTCGGGGAGCGAGTTTGTGGAGAAGATTTATGGCTAATACATATTACTTCTATTACAGAAATAGACTAGCTTTATTTTTCCTATATTTTATAGTATCTTCAAAAAAATATGAAAGGGGGGAATAGGAAATGAAGTATAAAAAGCTTAAAGCTCCTTTTGGTTGGATTGGTGACAAAAGTCAGTTAGTTAAAGATATAGTTACTCTTAATGGTGGGGCAAAAGCTAAAAAAATTAATGAAGTACTCATTATGAATTATTGAAAAGTGGATAAATGGAATTTAGGGCTAAAATAGAAGGTTTGGATGAAATTATAAAACTTTTAAATGCAAAAACAATCAATCAAGCAGTAAATAGAACTGCAAATGAAGAAGGTAGAAGATTTACTACTTATACCGCCAAACAAATTAGAAAAGAATACAACATTAAAAGCTCTATGATAAAAAGCAAAGGAAAAGCTACAAAAGCCACAGGGGATAACAATACCTTTACATTGAATATTTCTTCTCCAAGGTTAGATTTGTCTTTGTTTCTTACTTCTGTTACTACAAAAAAAATTATTATCAAAGGAAGAAAAAAGAAATATATGGCTAAAAGAAAAATAGTAAAAGTGAAAGTGAAAAGAGGTAAGGCTAAAGTTGTAAAAGGGGCGTTTGTTGTAGATGATAAGCTATTTAAAAGGACTACTAAGAGTCGATTGCCTATTAAGAAGCTTTCTACTATATCGGTTACAGAGATGTTTAGAAAGGATATTGTGGATGAGGCTTTTAAGGTTGTAGAGAAGCATTATCCTAAAACCTTAGAGAGGAATTTTAATTTTTATATCTCTAAAGCACTAAAAAAGTAGCTGGGTCCTGTTAGACAGATTGGAATACGGGGCGGAGAACGACCTCCGTTTTCTCACTATTTTTCAAATTTTTTTGGGACTTTACTTTTTTGCAAAAAACTAAGTTTAAGTTGCCTAAGTATGGGGCTTAGAGCCAACTTTACTTTTTTGGAAAAACTTTACTTTTAAGGAAATGAGGTGGAATTACTAAGCCAAGCAGAGATTTTAAGAGAATTAAATAAATACAGCAAAAAAATTATTACGAAACAAGCTTTTTATGACCGAGTTAAAAAGGGGCAAATAAAAGTTTATTATAAGCCTTCTTCTAAACGCAAATTTTATAAATTAAATGAAGTGGCAAAAATATATAACATAAAAATTGAAGATATTGAGAAAGCTACTCCCCAGGAGGTAAAAGCTGATAGTTCTATATATACACCTGAAAATCTTGCTGAGTTAAATAAGTTCTTAGAGGATGCAGATGCCCCAATGGTAAAAGTTCAAATTATTGATACCTTTTGGGCAGGAAAAATAAAAGAAACAAAGTATAAAGAGCAAATTGGAGAGCTAATAAAAAAAGAAGAGGCTCTTTATATTATGCAAGTTGCTGTTTCTAATTTTAAAACTAAAATGTATGAAATACCTCATTTGTTAAAGGCTCGATTTCCTGATAGCTCAGTTGAGCTTATTGATGAGCTACACAAAATGATAGATACGGCGTTTGATGAGTTTACCAAAACAAAACTTTAGTAGCCAAGCTATTGAACTTTATGAAAATATAAAGAGTCTGGCAAAACCAAAACCAAAACTAACTGGTTCAGAGTGGGCTGATAAATACTACTATCTCTCTCCTGAATCATCTTCTACACCTGGAAAATGGAAAACTCTTCCTTACCAAAAAGAGATTCTTGATGCAATGTGTGACACGCAGACCAAGCAAGTTACTTTTAAGAAGTCTGCTCGTGTTGGTTATAACAAAATGCTAAATGCCTGTATAGGCTATTTTATTCATCAAGATCCTTGCTCTATACTCTTTGCTCAGCCTACTGATGATGAAGCATTTGGAATTGCTGAAGATGAAATAGACCCTATGATTAGAGATAATGAGGTGGTAAGAGAGCTGGTAGAGCGACCTCGTTTTGACGGAAAATCAAAAAAGGCTAAGACTGTTAAAAAGTTTTATCCTGGAGGAATATTAGAGATTGTTGGGGCTTTTTCTCCAAAAAACTTTAGAAGAAGAACTGTAAGAGTTTTTATTGCAGATGAAGTTGATGGGTGGAATATTGGTGCTGGAGATGAAGGAGATCAGCTCTCGCTTGGAAAGAAAAGAACTAATGACTTTTGGAATAGAAAAATAATAGTTGGTTCAACTCCTAAACTAAAAGGGACAAGTAGAATTGATGCGGAGTTTAAAAATGGCGATCAGAGGTATTATCATGTGCCTTGTCCGCATTGCGAGTATTATCATCCCCTTGAATTTGAGAATTTTCATTTTGAAAGAGACGATAATGGAGAGTATGTTGAGGGAAGTGCTTGTTTTGTTTGCCCTGAGTGTGGCTCTTTGATTGAAGAGAAATATAAAAGAGAGATGATAGAAAAAGGAAAATGGATTGCAAAAAAACCTTTTAGAGGTCACGCAAGTTTCTTTATTTGGGCTGTTTACTCCTATAGTGCAAATAGCGATTGGGGTTCTATTGCTAAAGAGTATTTAGAAACTGAGAAAGATATTTTGAAGCTTCAGCCTTTTGTTAATACGGTTTTAGGTGAGGTGTATGAAGAGAAGCCTCAAGAGATTGACACAACTGAGCTTTTGCAAAAAAGGGAAATTTATGGCTATGAAGTTCCTGAAAAAGTTTTGTTATTAACTTGTGCTGTAGATACTCAAAATGATAGATTAGAATGGGAAATAGTTGGCTGGGGACAAAATGAAGAGCAATGGAGTATAGATAGAGGTGTTATTTATAGTGATCCTAAGTTTGATGATACTTGGGATACTTTAGATGAAATTTTAAAAAACAAAACCTATAAACATCCAAAAGGAGAGATGAAAATATATGCCACCACGATAGATTACGGCGGCTCGAAAGGAAAGTATGTAGCAAAATTTTGTAAGCCAAGATGGAAAAAGAGAGTATATATGGTAAAAGGAGCAAAATCTTTAACTGCTCCTTTAGTTGCATATAGAGGGGCTGGAAACAATAAATATAATACTAAATTCTTTATGCTAAATGTAAATGATTTTAAAACTTTATTTTTTAATAGCTTAGAAGAGGGATGTGTTCATTTTCCAAAAAATGATAAATATAACAACAATGAGTATTTTAAGCAATTGCTATCTGAAGAAAAAAAAGATGGAAGATGGCTAAAGAAATATAAAGGGCTTAGAAATGAGGCTTTAGACTTGAGAGTTTACAATATGGCTACTGTTGAAATTATTCAAGATGAATATAAAAAGATTTGTAAAAAAGATGAACCTATAACTACACAAAAAGAGAAAGTAACAAAAAGAGGAAGAGTAATAAGTAGAGGCATATCAAGATAAATAAGGGTCGCCCATACGGCTGAACGAGAGCCACCTCCTATTAAAGGAATTTATTATACCAATTAGAAAAATCTTCTTATACAATTTTAACCTTTCTTTTTTAAATATCCTTTTTTAAATACACTTTGAAAAATTTACAAAAGGATTGAGCTTGATTGAGAAAGATGATTATTTAAAGCTAACTCTTCAAGATAGATTAATAAGCGTTAGAGAGGCTATTGAAAAAGCTCAAAAGGCTCAATCTTACAAAATAAACGATAGAGAGGCTATAAGAGCTAATCTTGAAACACTTTATAAAAGAGAAAAAGAGCTTCTTAGAAAAATTGCAATTTATGGACCTGACTATATTGAGGGTACAAAAAAAACAAAAAGAAAAGCTTTTATGATGGTTGGAGCAAATGTCAAATTTTAATATCCCTACTCCAAATTTAATAGAAAAAGCTATTGCTGTTTTTTCTCCTAAAAAAGCTCTTGAGAGATTGCAATATAGAGCAAGATTGGAACATTTGGAATATGTAGGAGCTTCAAAAAATAGAAGAGCTACAAAAAATTGGAGGATTGCTCCAGGAGATGCGGATTCTGATGATTTGCCTTATTTGGATGCTCTTAGATTTAGAAGTAGAGACCAATATCGAAATAATGGTTTAGTTACTGGTGCAATTCACACAAAAGTAGTATCAGCTGTTGGCACAGGACTAACGGTGCAATCCCAAGTGGACTATAAATACTTAGGAATTAGTGAAGATGAGGCAATGGAGTGGGAAGAAAAGGCTGAGAGAGAGTTTAATTTTGTAGCAAAATCAAAAAATGCCGATGCCTCACGCACTCAAAACTTTTATGATATGCAATTTACAGCTCTTACTTCAATGTTTGTATCTGGAGATGTTTTTGCTCTAATGCCAAAACTAAAAAGAAAAGGGGCAATTTACCAAACTTCTTTAGCTTTAATAGAGGCTGATAGAGTATGTAATGAAAACGACCAGATGGATTCAAGTGAATTGGCTGGAGGCATTAGAGTAAATGAACTTGGAGAGCCGATTGAGTATCATATTCTTAAACAACATCCCTATGGAATTGATTCTGCTATTAATAGAGAGTGGATAAAAGTTCCAGCTTATGGAAAAAAGAGTGGTAGATTAAATGTTATTCATCTTTTTAAAAAGGTTAGACCTGGACAAAGAAGAGGAGTTCCTATTTTAGCTCCTGTTTTAGAGAAGCTAAAACAACTTGATGATTATACAAATGCCGAGCTAACTTCAGCCCTTATTTCAGGACTCTTTACTGTATTTTTAAAAACAGATATAGAACCTCCTGAAGAGGATGATACAGATGATATTCAGCTAACGGCTGGAGGCATTACAAAACTTTATGCTGGAGAAGATATTGCTCTTGCAAATCCTAATAGACCAAATACAGCGTATGATCCGTTTACAACGGCAATTTTAAGACAAATTGCGATTGGCTTAGATTTGCCGTTTGAGGTAATGATAAAGCACTTTCAATCCTCTTATACAAGTGCAAGAGCTTCCTTTTTGGAGGCTTGGAGGATTTATAAATATGATAGAGCATTAATTGCTAAGAATTTTTGCCAACCTTTTTATGAAGCTGTAATTGAGGAGGCAATTTTGCTTGGAAGACTTGAAGCTCCAGGATTTTTAGAAGATCCTTTTATTAGAGCTGCATATTTGGGGACTACTTGGAGTGGTCCAAGCTCTGGGCAAATTAACGAGAAGGTAGAAACAGAAGCTGCAGAAAAGAGAGTCGAAAATGGTTTCTCTACTGCTGAGATTGAGGCTGCAAATATAAATGGAACTGATTATGCAACAAATATGAGAAGAAGAAAGAGAGAAAATCAGATGATGTTAGAGGCAACTCCGCCTGAGCTTAGAGGCGGGAAAAGATGGGTAAAGGAGAAAGTAAGTGAAAAAAAAGATTGACTTAACACAAAGCCTTAGCTTTAAAACAGACCTAAATGCTATAGATGAAGATAATAAAAGAGTTTCTTTTGTTTTA